ATCTGGCACTGCTCGCTACAGCGGTTTAATTAAGTACAACCACTCTACTGACAGTCTTGAAATACGGACTGCTGCAGCGCCTGCTGTAACGATTGACTCGTCACAGCGTGTAGGGATTGGCACTACAAGTCCTAATGCTTCGTTAGATGTGGTTGGTGTCGGAAGATTTAGCGGCGGAAGTGGTTATGTAAGCTTTGGTGACAATGGTTTCATTAGAACTGATGCAGCAAATGAGCTGCGCCTTCAGGGCGGCACTAGCGGCACGTCATTTTGGAAGTCTGGATTATCTTCTGAGTCTGCCAGGATTGATAACTCCGGCAGGTTGTTAGTTGGCACGTCTACGAGCCGTACTGGCTATAAGTTCGAGACAGAAGGAACTGCGTCAAACAATGGCTGGGCATCTTTTAGCCATAATTCAAATGATGTTGTAGGCGCAATCTTAAAATTGCTGAAGTCAAGAGGAACAGCAGTTGGCAGCAATACTATCGTTCAAAGTGGTGACATTGTTGGAAGGATTGACTTTGATGGTACAGACGGAAGTATTAATCAGACCGCTGCTCAGATTTATGCCGTTATAGACGGCACTCCCGGCGCTAACGACATGCCGGGCAGGTTAGTGTTCTCCACTACTGCCGACGGAGCGAGCAACCCAACACTGCGGCTCAACATTAACAACGAAGGAGCTCATGGGATTGTTTGTGAAAGCAGTACCGATTGCTTATACGTTTCAAATGCTGCAGCCGCTGGCACAACAAGAGCCTTGATTAGAGGCAGATACAGCGCGACAGCCGGCACTGCATACTCAGGAACGGAATCTTTTATTGTTTACACCAACGGCAACGTTCAAAACACAAACAACTCCTACGGCTCCATCTCTGACATCACCCTAAAGGAGAACATCACCCTCGCCTCCTCTCAATGGTCTGACATCAAAGACATTGAGGTTGTCAACTATAACTTCAAGGAAGAGACCGGTCACCAGACCCATAAGCAGCTAGGCGTTATTGCACAGCAGGTAGAGGCTGTCTCTCCTGGTCTTGTCGGCACGGATGCTGATGGGTTGAAATCCGTCAACTATTCCGTCCTCTACATGAAGGCAGTTAAGGCGCTTCAGGAAGCAATGGAGCGCATCGAAACCCTTGAACAGCGTCTTACGGATGCTGGTATCGCCTAGCGCGTTTAGTCCTACTCACTAAACCCTCCCAATGAGCCTACCAATTCCGGTGGGCTCTTTTTTTTTACACCCATAAACACAACCATTTACACCTATTTATCATGTCTACTCCTGGTATTGACTTTCCTTTTACCGTGTTCAAGATTGCCAACATGGAGCGCAAGCTTGACGACATTGGTACTGTCTACACCGTTCACTATACCGTGACTCGTTTCCGTGATGGTGAGCAAGCTGGTGCTTATGGCTCTCTTGGTTTTGAAGCACCTGAAGCTGATGCTATCCCGTATCCCCAACTGACTGAAGAGATCGTCATTGGTTGGGTGAAGGATCAACTTGGTGAAGAGAAAGTCACCGAGATCGACGCTGCACTCGATGCACAGATCACTGAAAAACTGACTCCTACGACTTCTGCTGGAGTCCCTTGGTAAACCTTACCTTTAGGTAAACATCATGATCACTATTCTTGGTATCAAAGTGTCCTATGAGGCACTTGCATTCTTCGCTCTTTTCATTGGCTCCGAGATTATCGGTGCTTCTAAACTGCGTGAAAATAGCATTGTTCAGATCCTCCTTCGTGGTGTTGATGCTATGAAAGCTCACCGCACTGAGGATGACAAGATCCAACGTATTAAGGATACCTTCAAATGAGCATCAAACTCCTTGACGTTATTAAAAACTACAAGGGGTTACCTCATCAAAAGCAAGCCATTGAGGCTCTAGAGCGTCTTCTAGGGTCCTTTGGCTTGTCTGATGATGCGGAGTGGGTAAAGATCTGGCGTACACCTGCTCCTGTAGCTCCTCAACAATTCACTAATTCCTGGGAAGGTATTGAAGCTGCTGCACGTGCTGCTGGAGCTAAGTTCCCAGAAGTTGTCGCTGCACAATGGGCACTAGAGAGTGCATTTGGTACAGCAGTTAGCGGTAAAAACAATTACTTCGGTATCAAAGGTACAGGTACTGTAAAGACTACCTGGGAAGATTATGGCAATGGTCCGGTTACCATCAAGGCTTCCTTCAAAGATTTCGCTACTCCGTACGACTGTGTAGAACACCTTGTTACTCAGTGGTATAAGGACTACAAAGGTTATAAAGGCGTCAATCGAGCCACCTCTCGTGAAGACTGTGCATACCTCCTAAAGAAAGAAGGTTATGCCACAGATCCTGTTTACGCACAGAAGTTGATTCGATTGATGGAGCAACATGATTGAAGCAGCATCAGCAGCAGGTATTGCTCTCCTTACTGCCATCATCTCTGTACATAACCGTCTACACAGTAAGATCAGCGAAGTGGATAGTCGTGTAGACAAAGTAGAACTCCGTGTAGCTGAGCACTACGTCCAAAAACAAGAGCTATCTGCTGCTCTTCAAAAGATGGAGGATCACATGATCCGCATTGAAAACAAATTAGATCAAATAGCTCTTAGACATGGCTAAGAATAAGGCAACTGAGGACATGTTTAATGAGCTTCATAACATTGTCACTCAAGAACTACTTAATCGGATTAAATCCGGTGAAGCTACTACTGCTGATTTAAAAGCAGCTTGTGATTGGTTAGCTAAAAATGATATCAGTGGTATTGCTGATGGTAACAATGCCCTTGATAAACTAGCTGCTATCATGCCTAAAGTAGATCCAGCACTTGTACAACGGAGGCTGTATGGCCCGAAAGTCTAAATACAGTGGTCCTAAATACGCTAACGGTAACTACAAATCATATCAAAAAGAATATGATAGTAGTGAACTACAAATTAGGAAACGTACCAAACTAAATAAAGAAAACCGTAAACGTGGTACCTACGGTAACGGGGATGGTAAAGATGTATCTCATAAAAAAGATGGATCAACTGTCCTTGAAAAAGCTTCTAAAAACAGAGCCCGTGTTGGTAAAGCTAGAAAAGCATGACGCCCCTTCTACCAAGTCCTGAACACTACCTGCAAAACCTAATAACAATGACAAGTCCCGAAGCAAAACGCATGTGGCGTAGAGCCATCAAGGAACACTTCAATTGTCAATGTGTCTATTGTGGAGAAACTTATGAACTTAATGAACTTACTCTTGATCATGTTATACCTCGTTTTAATGGAGGACAAACAACTACAAGAAACTTGGTTCCATCCTGCAGGAAATGTAATCAGAACAAAGGTACGAATAACTGGCTCACGTGGATGAGACAAACGTTTGGTATCACACCACGTGAAAACCTTATTTTATCACATATTAAGTAATGGCACCTCAAGTCGGTCTAGTATCTGGAAGGCTAGAAGAAAAGGAGTATGGATTTAAACCTGGTTCTAGAGTCTATGCTGGACCTGACTGGGGTTGGCAAACTCAAGAATCATACAACAAAACTGTTAAGATGCGCCGAGGTGGGGCGTTCTTTGATTGGATGTCTACTACAATTGGAGATCCAATTAAAGCTGCATTAAGTCCAGTCGTCCAAGCTGTAGCACCTGTTGTACAGCCTGTAGCTGAAGCGGTATCTGGCATTATTCAATCAACACCTGTTATTGGTCCTTTAACAGAAGCTGTTGGTACAACTACTGAAACCCTTCGTAAAGAAGCAGCTCAACGTGGTATAGATCCACGTGTTGCTGATGTAGCAATGATGGCAGGTGAAGAACTTGTTAGTGGTGTAGTTGGTAAGACTTTGGGTATGGCATCTAAGGTTATTAGTAATCTTCCCGGCCCACCTACTGCAGGATTAGCTATGGCTGGTGGTGCACCTATGCCAACACCTAGGATTCAACCAACTTTTGAGAAAGGTGGGTTAGTAATGAAAGCTGTTACAGCAAGAGACCCCGAAAGCCTTAGGCTTGCTGGAGTTAAAACTGGAGAAGATATTATCTCACCAGAACAAGCTAAACAACTAACTAAACGTTCACTTAAAGTTGAGCAACATTTAGCTAAAATTGATTCTTTAGAAACTGGGTTAATAGATGCTTTGGACACAGGAGCTGATGCAAAGACTATTAAAAGTTTGAGACGTTCTTTGAAGAAGGAACGCCCAAAGTTGTACTCTGCTAGGTCTAATGTTTCTGTTCCTACTGCGGAAGATCCGCTTTATTATGGTACAGCTGCTGCAAGAAGGGATAGGCAAGCGGTAGCTTTAACTGAAAATGTAACTGAAACTTTAGAAGAGCACCATCTATTCCCTAAAGTTGTTAGTGGTGCTTTCTTTGCTAAAATGGATGAGTTTATTAAAGCAGGGAAAGCTGAATTAGATGATCTTGTTTTGATGAATCGTGTGGCTATTGCTAAAGGACGTAAGCCTGGTGATTACAAAAGTGGTATGTATATTCTAGGGGAAACACCTCACAATGAATATCATACACTTATGAAAGAAGCTGGGGATGAATTTAAGCGTAATCAAGCAGAAGCTTGGGCTGGTGTCGTTAATGAAGCTAAAGATGTTGACGATTTACTTGTACTGTGGAGAGATACGCTAGATAATCTTGTTGTACCCACCGCTGAAGATATTCAATCTTACAACAAACTAGATAAACTTCTTCAAGAGATCCGTAGCACACGCTAGAAGACTCTCTAGCACCCCTCCACTCCTCCTTACGTTAGAATATACCTATGACCACCCCAATCATCGTTACAGGTCCACAGAGAGCAGGCTCACGCATTGCTAGCCACATCCTTTGTGCTGACCTTGACGGTGTATTCGTTGATGAGCTTGACTATCGCCTTCCTTTACCACCTAATGCGATAGTTCAAGCTCCTTTTCTTCTTAAGTCCGTACTTGAGTTGTCTTACGTCTTACCTAATGCTAAATTTGTCTTTATGTATCGTAACCCTAAAGACATTATAGCTAGTATGGAACGTATCCAATGGTATAAGGATTACGTAACTGATCCTAACTTTTACCCAACTTACGTTAAACATTGTTATAAATACAT